ATCATAAGGAACATGATCCCTTTTAACTCTCAAATCAAGAGTATCTTCTGGTATCCAAAAGTAAGGTAGAACAATATATTCTTCCTCATCATCTATTGGTGGAAAGACTAAAGAAAAAGCCGTTATATCTGTTGTGGATGATAAGTCTAATCCTCCATAACATACACGACCTTCTAATTCTTCTTCTATAATTTTTCCACCACACAAATCCCATTTTTCCATAGGCATCCATCTTATTGATTGTTTTACCCATTGGTTGAGTCGCAATTGCCTGAATGCATTTTCTTCTCCAGGATTTTGTTGTGCTGATTCACAAGCAGCTCTTACTTTATCCTCAGCAACTGTTATTCCAAGTGACGGATTTGCTTTTCTCCATACTTTTGGATCAGTCCAATCTTCGCTTTCATCAGCACCATAAATTACTGAATAAAATGTAGGGTCAATTTTATTTCCTTTTTCAATATCTTTTGCCTTTTGATGTATTTCATAACAAATTGAGTTAGTATCATTTCCTGCTGTTGTAATTAAGAAATACAAAGGTTGCATTCTTGCATCACCAGAACCTTGAGTCATTACATCATACAATTTCCTATTAGGTTGTGTGTGTAATTCATCAAATATAACGCCATGAGTATTGAAACCATGTTTATTAGCAACATCTGCAGATAACACTTGATAAGAACTATTTGTTGGTTTGTATATTAGTTTTTTCTGCGACTCTAATATTTTTACTCTTCTTGATAATGCAGGACAGAACTTAACCATATCTACTGCAACATCAAATACAATTTTCGCTTGGTTTCTATCTGCAGCACACCCATACACTTCAGCTCTTTCTTCTCCATCACCACAAGTTAGTAACAGTGCTACTGCCGCTGCAAGTTCTGACTTACCTTGCTTTTTAGGAATTTCAATATAAGCAGTATTGAATTGTCTGTATCCATTAGGTTTAAGTACACCAAAGATATCTCTGATGATTTGTTCTTGCCAGTCTATTAATTCAAAGTGCTTTCCTGCCCACGTTCCTTTTGTATGACAAAGGCTCTCAATAAAAGCAACTGCAAAATCTGCTGCATCTTCATCATAGTAGCTTGTTTTAGCCATAAACTTTGTTGGCTTATAGTTCTTTAACTTTCTCAATTTATCATCTCCCTTCCACACAAAAAGCACTCCATAAATGAAGTGCTTTCAAAAAATATTTATTTAGTTTTATTTTTCTTGAGTTCTATGTATTGTTTTAATGATGTGTTCTTGTTCCTTAATATCAACACCTATTGACTCAAGTGCCTCCCTTGTTCCACAATCGGGACATATTGGTGTTTTATTATCTCTTCTTGATATTGCAGGATGTCCTTGATATTCTGCTCCACATTTTGGACATTTTCTTGTCCTATTCAATTCCTTCTTCATCTTCTATCCTCCCACTTTTACTTTTATTCAGAGCATCTACTAAATAATCTGGATTAAAACCAAACCTTAAATATCCTTCAAGGCAAGTTCCCAAATAATGTTGACTTGGTATTCCAAGTTCTCTATCTTCATGCATTATATAAACATAGGCTTTTCTAATTCTTATCTTTTTTGATTTAATTCCTTTGATTGGAAGATACATTTCAGTTTTGTAATAAAACTGTGGGCATCCTTCATATCTATCAAGTGCAAGTTCATCACTTTCTTTTGTTTCCCAAATTACTACTGGTACTTGTTCGCCTTTCTTTTTTTCAATGGTTAAATAAGAACCTGTCTTACTACCTTTAAATAATAATTCATAATCCTTAATAACCGATGTTCCAATAATCCTTGCTGTTGGACATCTGTATTTCATCTGTCTAACATTTAAATTACTACCGTAAGCTATATAATATCTCCTCTCCATAAGATATCCTCCTTTCTTTTTCAAGGGATTACCCTTCTACCACCTTAAGGGCAGTCAATACTGCCGATTAAAGTACCAGGAGGCTAACTCCTTGAGCTTACTCTTTTTTGTCTAAATGCTGTGTCACCTTCAAGTCTTTTTGTTAATACATCTCTTGCTGTTTTAAATTCATCTCCAATGAATCCTAATCTTAATAACCATGTTCTCATTGCATATTTTGGATTATCATTTTGTTGTCTTTTGGCTGATGCAAATTTCACATCTTTTGCCATTTGACTTAATGCTAGGCAAAATTGAATGTAGCTTTTTAATTGTCCTGCATGAAGTCCATTTTGTTTTCCTTCTGCTGGTGGATCAAATTGAAATAATCTAAATTCAATAGTTCCTTTTGTAAATGTTGAATGGAAGTTTAGCATATGGTATCTGCTATCGTTGTAATGTTGGTTTCTGTAGTAACTAGCATTTTGTGTTTGATACCAAATGTCTGCGAATTTTGACATTGTCTTTGGTTTCTTTCTATTAAGTACTCTTAAGAACTCTGGATTAACTGTTCTGCAATATCTAGCCATTCTCATTGAATCAAGTTTTAATGCATCTGCTATCAACAATTCATGACTTGCCATAATGTTTGCTAGGTTTCTCATTGTTTGAGGTGTGTGTCCATCTGCTCCTATGTGGATGTGAACTCCGCATCCTCTTGTTGCATCACTCTTTGCACCTGCTTTCCTTAAAAGTCTTATTAGTTCCTGTAATGTTTCAATATCGTCATACTTTAATATTGGTGTTACCAATTCACATTTTTTACTTTCTACTCCAGAAATACTTGTATCTCTTTGAAACTTCCATTCTCTTCCGTCACTTGACCAGGCAGACCATGTTAAGTATCCATTTCTATTATCTGTGTATTCATATCTGCCTGTCCCAAATAACTCCGCTGCTATCTTTGCAGCTTTCTCTCTGCTTATGTTATTCATTTCAACTTCTACTCCGATTGTTTGTTCTTTCATTTTTTCGGATTGTCTTATTGCTTTTTCACTCATCTTACTCACCTTTCTTTATATAAGATTTCCTCTTTTTGTTATGTATATATATCACTCTAAAAGGCATATATATCAAGTCATTTAGGCAAAATAAGTGTATATTTTTTGCTATATTTTGATACATTTGTCGACATTGTAAATAACATTTAAAGAACTACCATTGTCCCAGGCAACCATAATTGATCCAGTATCATCTACACCAATTACAGTCCCTTCTGTTCCAAGTGGTGGAGCCTGCATATCATCTATCTTTATAAGCCTTACTCTTGTTCCTTTTGGATATTCTTTTCGTATTCTTTCAACGATTTCTTTTTTTGGAAACATCATATTGTTTACCTCCTTGCGTTACATATATCACTCTAAAACACATATTTATCAAGTGATGTGTGCGTAATACTCGATTCCAGATAGAACAAAGTAAACACATGGAAGTGCTACACCATTTCCCCATAACTTATATTCAGCTGAATCAGAATGAGGATTTTGTAGCCATTTAATTATTTGGCTATCTGTCTTTTCTTTTTTATTTTTTCCTTCTGCTTTAGAACTTTCATTAAATATTTCTCTCCAATAATCAATATCTTCTTTGGTTGGTTCTTTTGTTTCTAAATTAGAACACCACCAATCAGGAAAACCTTGAAGTCTTGCACATTCTTTTGGTGTAAGTCTTCTAACTCTTAACTTATCATTCACTATTGGAGGATCCATATAGTCAGTTGCAATTAATGTATTAGCTAGATTTTCACTTGCTCTAATATGAAATGAACTCTTGCTTGTCGAATAAACAATTGCTACTCCACCTTGATTTGAATTTGGAAAGTTTCCATTAGTATCAAGAGTTCTAGATGTTTCTGTTTCATACACATTATTCCTTGCATTCTTTGTACCTTCAGATGTTAATCTTACATCGTAGTTTTTTGAATGAACAATAAATGGTTGATTGTTGCCACCAGTTCCATAAGTTGAAAGAACCGTTGGTGCAACATTCAATGGTCCTTTATATCTTAAATCTTGCGAGTGATTTTCAAATAAATCTAACTTGCCTGATTCTCTAATGCTATCTTCAATGTTTCTGGAAGAGTCCTGCCACGACTTGAAGCTCGCCTTAGAATACCCTGACAAGCCCTCTGACTCAAATAATATTTTTGAGGCACTGTTTCCTCCAAAATCTGCGACAAGGTAGATACGATTTCTTCTCTGGGGAACTCCCCAAAACTGAGCATCAAATACTCGCCATGCGATTGAGAAATCATCTCCCATAATCGTTCCTGCTTGTTGCCACTTTGCAGGTTTAGGAATAGACAATTCTTGATGTTTGACTTTACAGATTTCTTCAAGGACACTTTTGAAGTCGTCTCCTTTGTTTGAAGAGAAGGCTCCTGTGACATTTTCCCAGACAATATATCTTGGCTTTTCTCCATTAGTTGCACACCTCATTTCTTTTACTACTCTTATTGCTTCATAAAAAAGATTAGACCTACTTCCGTCTAATCCTGCTCTTTTACCCGCTATCGACATATCTTGGCATGGACTTCCAAATGTAATTATATCTACGGGTTCTACTTCATTTCCTTTTATTTTAGTAATATCACCATAATGCTTTACTTTAGATAGTCTTTTAGTTGTTACTCTAATTGCAAATGGCTCTACCTCTGAACTCCATACAGGTTTAATTCCTGCTAACATACCACCTAGTGGGAAACCACCACTTCCATCAAATAAACTTGCAAGTGTTAGTTCTTTATCCATTATTAACTTCTACTTCTTTAACTAAATCTTTATATAGTATCTTCACACCATCTCTAATTACATACACATTTTCACTATCATTTGTGTCTTCAACATACCTTCTTAATATTACTGATGCATATTTTTCATCAAGTTCCATTGTGTAACAAATTCTATTCATTTGTTCACAAGCCATAAGAGTTGAACCACTTCCTCCAAATGTGTCTATAACAATTGCATTAGCTTGAGTTGAATTGTTAATTGGATAAGCAAGTAAATCTAATGGTTTTGAAGTTGGATGGTTTGAGTTCTTTTTAGGTTTATCAAAATTCCAGATAGTTGTTTGTTTTCTATCTGAATACCATGGGTGTTTTCCATTTTGCATAAATCCATAAAGCACAGGTTCATGTTGCCATTGATAATCAGAACGTCCAAGTACTAAACTATCTTTTACCCATATACAACAACCTGCTAAATGAAATCCTGCATCTATAAATGCTTTTCTAAAATTTAATCCTTCAGTATCTGCATGGAATATATAAGCAGCACCACCATTTTCTAAATGTTCTGCCATATTCTTAAATGATGAAAACAAGAACTCATAAAAGTCATTATTTTTCATACTATCATTTTGAATTGTTAATCCATCTGAACTTTTGAAAGCTACATTGTAAGGTGGATCAGTCAAGATTAAATTCGCTTTTTTATCTTCCATAAGTTTTGATACATCTTCGCTTGATGTTGCATCTCCACACATCAACTTATGCTTTCCAACAAACCACACATCTCCCTTTTCAACAAAACTTGCTTTTTCAAGAGCAGCAGTTAAATCAAAGTCATCATCTTTTACATCTTTATCATCAATACCAAATAGGTCAGCTAGTTCTTTTTCATCAAAACCTGTATAACCTAAGTCATATCCTAGATTTTGTAATTCTTCCATTTCTATTTTAAGAAGTTCTTCATCCCAACCTGCATCCATAGCCATACGGTTATCTGCAAGGATATACGCTTTCTTTTGAGCTTCAGTTAAGAAGTCAGCAAATACACAAGGTACTTCATTTATTCCTTCTTCTTTTGCAGCCATCAATCTTCCATGACCTGCTATAACATTGAAATCCCTATCAATAATAATAGGATTAACAAAACCAAACTCTCGAAGTGAAGAACGAAGTTTTATAATTTGTTCTGCCGAGTGTGTTCTGGCATTATTCACATAAGGCACTAATTTATCAATTGATATTAGTTGCATTTCTGTTGTTGTTTTTGACATTCTCTCCACCTCCTAGAAAAGTCCCCATTCAGCGAATTTCTCAAATCCACCGATAGACTCAATATATTCTTTAGCAATCTTTACTACTTCATCATAAGGTTTACCATCTATTTCTTTATCACCAATAGCACAGCAAATTTTAACTACTTCATTTTTTTCTTGAGCTTTTAAAAATGCATAAATATTTACTGATACATCTGCCTTTGATAAATCTTTGCCATGAAGTCCACCACCAGTTACACCATCAGCCATATCTGAACCTAACTTTCTATTAGTAGCACCTGTATCAACGTCAGTCCCTCCTGTCCAATCACCTAATGGGTTGATAGTCGCATCTTGATACAATTCTTTTAATTCTTCAGTTCTTGCATTACTTTGACAAATTATTAATTTTTCTTTATCTAAAATGTACTTACCATCAGTTGGATATTTTTCAAAAATAAAACGAGCAATTTCTGATAGTTTCTTTTGCTCGTCTGTTAAAGGTACTCCTTTAAATATTCCGTTATCACCACATCTTATTTCTTCTGCTTGGTTTTCAGATAAGTGTATATCTTGTGGAACTAATACGACATCTTTTGTCATATCTCCTGCTATTCTTGTGATGATATTTTCTATATCTTCTTTATTATAATCAACTGAAGTTTCAACAATTACATGACATACTCCATGTCCTATTAAAACCTCAACTGCTATTTTAGGATTTTCTTGTAACTTATATCCTAAATCTACTATTGCACCTGCTATTCTATCCGCAACTTTGTCTGGGTGCTTTGGATTAACTTTTTCTATCATTATTTTCTCTCCTCTCTTGCTCTTAGCAATCTTTCCATCAAATCATTTTGTGGTGCAGCATCTTCATAAGCTGTGCTACAATTTTCTTTTACAATTTGGAATATCTCATTCCATAACCTAACCGCCTGGTTCATATAATTAATGCCAATATTTATAAATGGCGATGGTATTGGTTTTTGTGTTGTTGGATGCTTTGATAAAAGTCCTAACTTGTTAGTTAGTTCTTCACATTGAATCCATCTGGCACTACACATTGAATATCTTTCTAAAAGTTGTGGTGAGATTTTTTGAGCACAACCTACTTTTTTAAGCCACTCCCAAGTTTCCTGATATATTTCTTTTGCTTGTAGTTCATTTCCATCACGTTGTTTTTCAGATAAGAAATCGTGTGGCTTTGGCATCTCTGCTCCTTCGATTTCTGGAATATCCAAAGTCTCTAAAGTTCTACCACCTGGATTTCCATTTTGTGCTTTTTCTTTTATTGCTGATTTTT